CAAGGCTGCTATGGGCACTTATCTGTTCAGCGCTATGTACCAGCAGCATCCGTCACCCCCAGACGGCACTATGTTCAAGCGCACAGACTTCAGATACTGGGAAATCCAGAACCACACGTACGTCATACACAGAGATGAAGGCGATGAACGCTTTGCTGTGGAACAGTGTTGGCACTTTCAGACTGTTGACCCCACAGGCTCAGCCAAGGATAGTGCCGACTGGTTCGTATGCAGTACGTGGATAGTCACGCCTAAGAATGACCTGCTGTTGTACAACGTCTTCCGTAAGCAGATGGAGGGCGCTGAGCAGCCTAGGTTGCTAATGGATATGTACAGACGGTATATGCCCACGTGCATGGGGATAGAAGTCAACGGCATTGGTCGCACGGTATTCCAACTAATGCGCAACAGCGGCGTTCCCGTGATGGAGTTGGTCGCCACTAAGGACAAGGTGACCAAGGCCATCCCGATAGGTGCAAGGTATGAGAGTCACAAAGTGTACCATCTAATGGGGGCTGAGTGGCTTGACATATATGAGGATGAATTGATTGGCTTTCCGATGGGTGCCCATGATGACCAGGTGGACACTGCATCGTACGCTGCTATACTAACTCAGGAACTGTCTAGCCGTCGAACAGGCACCTCGCGGGTAGAAGTAGACATGCCGATGGTAATATCGCCTGTTTAGAAAGGACTGACGATGAAGATGAACAGTAACCACCCACTTCTGAAGATAGCCAATGGGCTGTCTGGAGGTCAGATTGACTCTCTCAGCGAAGCCGTTGAACTATATGGTAAGATGGCCTTCACTGAATCCAACAACAACACTCTGCTCCAGGAGCGCATTGCAGAACTGGAATTAGCTGTTGACGATATCGGATATGACCGAATCGGAGACAACCTCACCAACCGCCAGTTCACTAAAACGACTATAGACAAGATAGCTGCTCAGGCACGTGTGTACTGGCTCAAGAACCCCCTCATCAAGCGAGCGACCGCCACCCAAGCGAACTACGTGTTCGGTCAGGGCATGTCTGTCGACGCCAATGACGATGTCGTGCAAGAGGTCATTGATGAGTTCATGAAGGATTCCAAGAACAAGGCAGAACTCACTGGCGAACAGGCAATGCTTGTTAAGGAGACTGAGCTGCAGGTAATGGCGAATCTGTTCTTCACGTTCTTCACAGACCCTGGCAATGGCGCTACACGAGTGCGGACTATCCCACTGGGTGAGATTAGTCGAATAATCTACAACCCTGAGGACGGCAAAGAGCCCTGGTACTACCTGCGCAAATGGCAACAGCCGAAGGAAGCAGGATCGAACGCATATGAGAGTCGTCAGGCTATGTACCCAGATATCAACTACAATCCCAAAACAGGATTGCCCAATTACTTCAATGGCATAGAGGTCATGAGAGACAACCCTGTGTACCATGTGAAGACCAACTGCTTGTCTGACATGGAATACGGCGTGTCTGAGTTGTACGCTGCTGTGGACTGGGCGAAGGCGTACAAGGACTTCTTGACTGACTGGTTCACCATTGTCAAATCCCTAAGCAAGTTCGCTTGGAAGGCTACGACCAAGTCTGGGGCCATTGGACAAGAGAAAGTCAAGGACGTCCTACAATCTACGCTTAACGGTGATTACAACCCCGCTAATGGTGACTTGCCTGGTCAGTCTGCCCAAGTGTGGATGTCTTCTGACAATGTAGATTTGACGCCCATGCCGAAGAGTGGTGCAACTATCTCAGCAGAAGACGGCCGCAGGGCTTTGCTGATGGTGTGCGCTGCCACAGGTATCTATGAACACTACTTCGGCGACCCCAGCACGGGTAACCTAGCCACCGCCAAGGCTATGGAGCAACCTATGCTGCTGATGTTCAGCGAGCGTCAGGAGCAGTGGACTGACGTATTCAGCGTAATCCTGGACTATGCCATAGACCAGAGCGCAACGAAGGCTGGCGGTTCGCTCCAAGGCACTCGTAAGTACAACAACTATGGCGAGTCATGTGTTGACACTGGCACGCTTGACCGCTCATTCAACATAGTCTTCCCGCCTATCCTCCAGGAGGACATCACAGAGCGTGTGGACGCTATCGTCAAGAGCGTCACGCTGGGTGGACAAGGACCAGCCGACACCATCGACTTAAAATCTGCTACGACCATGTTGCTTAACGCTCTTGGTGAGGACACAGACATCATTGATAAGCTGTTCCCCGATGAGTCAAAGAGTTGGGCAGACGTTGATGCTGAGAAGCAGGAGCAAGCATTGCAGATAGCTGCAGGTCAGCAGTCACAAGATGATCAGCAAGTCGCTCAAGCAGCCAAGGCATCAGGGGCAATCGACAATGCCAGCGACACTGGCGATGATATCAAGAATGCTAAGACTCCTGAGGATAAAGCGGCGGCTGCAGTGGGGCAAGAGGAATCGGCTGTCATGTCCTTGCTCGATAACATGGTGAAAGAACTGCGTGAAAAGGGTATCTAATGGATAATCCGTACGGCACAATCCAGACATATCGCAACGCAATCGCCATTAAGAAGCACAATGCTATCATAGAGTCGTGGGCATCTCCCATGGCTCTAGATGTCGCTGCCATCTTCTGGGCTACGTGGAAAGGTATTGAGACTAGGCTTCCAAGCGGAAATGAAGTGATAGAAGCAGAAAAACCTAGGGATTCCCGTGACCTAAAGAACAAATACAGCGCGATAATAAGGGTCGAAGTCAAGAGGCATTCTGATGAACTCCAGAAAACGCTGGCAAAGTACATCAAGAATGTCCATTTGGCTGGTGCGGTTGAACAAAGCCGCGACCTCGGGTGTACGGCATGGTACTTCTCATCCCTGTCGAAGTCGTCAACTTCTCGCGAAGCCATACGTACACCCGATGGCGTCTCTCTCCAAGAAGCAGCTGAGTGGGTTTCGCTCCCCAATACCCTAGCCCAGCAGTATGCCAACAAACGCGCTGCTGAGGCAGTCACTCAAATTAACGATACCACCCGTAAGTCAATTGCAGACATAGTTTCCAATGGGGTGGCTACGGGTTCATCCTACGATGATATAGCAAAAGCTATCAAAACCAAGTTCGAAGAGTTCGCAGTCCCCAAGCCACAGGCTCACATACCCAACAGAGCAGTATTAGTTGCTGTTACGGAGCTAGCTAACGCCTATTGTGAGGGCAACGCACAGGTTGGGACGTTCCTGCAAGACTCAGGCGTTAAAATGATGAAGGCGTGGCAGTCTCTTGAGGACTCCAGAGTCTCTGCAGGGTGCAGGGAGAACGAGCGCGTTGGATGGATACCCATTGACAAAGAGTTCCCCAGTGGACACAAGCATCCGCCGCGCTTCCCAGGATGCCGATGCGATTTCTTGCAGGACATTCTCGAAGAAGACATGTTGGGCAAGCCGATCGAGGCTCTGTACGGTAAGCAGTATGCTAAGCCGAAAAGCAACGCAGATATACCTGAGGATAACCTGTCTATCGGCGCTAAGAATATGATGTACAGATCGCCAGGAGACATGTTCTCAGACTTCAAGAAGAAGTATTCTGAGGATATGTCAAGTCAGGTCTCAAACGCCCTTGACATTGTCTTTAAGGATATGGAATCTAATCCGAGGGTCGGGTGGGGAATAACACCAGGTGGAAGACAAGTTCACATCCCAAAGGTAAAATCTCTTTTCGACTACGGTGGTCTACTTAAAGATCACACAGGCGCGAATGTCAGAGAGACTCTGGTGAACGCTGTAAAAGACAAGCTTCTCCCAAAAAGAGACGCGGGACGAATGCTCCTGCTTGATGAATATTGTGGGACTGGAAAGTATGCAGGTCTTAACAAATACCTACGAGGTCAGAGACTTACGAAGGACGAGAAACGGTATCTGCCAGATCAAGATGTAATCGAACTGATGGTCGACTCGATGAAAGACGAGAATCTCGAAAGAGGATTCACAGCCACTAGGTATCTGAGAAGCACTCCAGCATCTTTCAAGGAGTCTCTAAAAGTCGATAATACGTATTCTGACAAAGGATTTGTAAGTCTGTCGACAAAAGAAAACCATACCTTTTCAGACTATGCTGATGTGATCATGCATGTAACTGTTCCCCCAGGTAGAGGTCGTGGAGTGTATACCCAAGCGCTAGAGACGCTCTATCCGAATAACTACGGGATTCCCAAAGACGGATTCTCAGACGAAGAGTCTCAAGGGGAGCATGAATTTGTATTAACTCCAGAAAGTCGCTTCAGAGTGACTAAAGTGGAGGATAATAAGGTTAACGGTCCAAAGGTCAAGGAAGTCTGGGTGGAGGTGTACGATGAGTAGGAAAAATGGCGACGACATCGACGAGAAAGACATCGAAAAGGCGAGAAGTCGCTTCACAGATCCCGTTGTTATGTCGAATATTCACAGATATTCAATCTGTTCCTCTTGTTCGAATCGCACTCGACAGAACGATAAAAACGAAAAGAAGACATGTAAGGCATTTCCTGGTGGCATTCCGAGCAAATTCATAAATGGACTTGTCGATCACACCTCGTTTTATCCAGGTGACAATGGTGTGACATTTCAGCCTTAAGCCTGTTCAGCGTCACTATTCATGATGACGATAAGGTAATTCCAACCTACAATTGAGAGATAATCATATAAAGAACACGCTCTGTGGTGTCTTGCTGACTCCCTGCAGAGCATGTTCACAAGTAAGATTGTGCGGCTCGATTGGAGGTGAACATGGATAACATCACAATCTTGGGCTCTTTGCTGACTGAAGCGACTACTACCTCCGCTGGGGGTTCGGTTAAATACCCCATTAAAGTAATTCAACCTGGGTGGGGTTCGTCTGGATACTACTCTGACCAGGTGCTTCTTGCATCCGCCCCTCTATTTGAGGGCGCACAGATGTTCTGGAATCACCCCAAGCAATCGGATACTTATGAACGACCTGAGCGAGACCTAAGAGACCTCTCAGGTGTTCTCACGAACGTTCATTACGATGAATCCAATCCAGATGGCGCAGGTATCTACGGTGATGCAACCGTGTTTGACCCGTTCAGCGAGACCCTCGGAGAAATCGCACCATACATCGGAGTATCTATTCGAGCAGGTGGGCGCGTTCACGAAGGCGAGGCTGAAGGCCGAGCAGGTCTACTGGTGGATGAGATTAATCTCGTCCAGTCGGTCGACTTCGTTACTCGCGCGGGAGCAGGAGGAAAAGTCCTCGCTCAGTTCGCAGAAGCAGCAAGAAGTCCATACGAGAAAAACAAGCAGGAAGTTAAGAAAGGAGTTTCTATGGAACTCGAAGAAGCATTGAGAGAGATTGGTGCCAAAGACACCGAAATCGGCACTCTCAACAAAAGCCTTACCGAATCGAAGAACGCTGTTGACGCTCTCATCCGAGAGAACGCTCGACTGCAGGAATCCGCTCTCATCTCAGAGTGCGCAGCCATCGTTGCTGGCGAACTGAAAGAGTGCGAACTTCCCGACATCACCAAGGAACGCATCCAGGGTGAAGCGTCGAAGTTCTTGGAGACCGCTGAAGTTGATGAAGCAGACCCCAGCGATACCACCAAGTTCAGGAAGAAAAAGATTGTGGACGCGGACAAGACCAAGAGTTCTGTCCAGGAAGCCATTAAGGTAGAAGCTGATTACATCAGCAAGCTGTCTGGCGGCGTTCAAATCATGGGAATGGGCAGCGAAGGTGCTGGCAGCGACGGAAATCAGATGGAAGAAGCCATCGGCCTGACCGCAGCCTTCCAGACCCTGGGTCTGTACGAGAGCGCAGCTAAAATTGCTGCCAACGGCCGATAGGAGGATAAGAAATGGCTAAGAACTTTGTGCAATTGGGCGACAACCTCACGGTGACTGTCCCTAGTACCGTTAATAGCGGAGACGTTGTTCAGATTGGTGATGTCATCG